AATGTGCAAAATAGGGTGAAATCTATGGTCTGCCCCTGATTAAAACGCTTCACAATCTCGAACCAGTGCTTATCAGGCACAACCTGACACCCTGCTGACCACTTATTCACCCAGTCACCCAGCCCGGCACGATGAAAGTTGATGCCAAATAACCCGAATTGCGTCACTTTTTGGTCAAGTTGTCTGTCTTTTGTGCCATCACGGTAGATTGTAATAGGCAAAATCTGCTGAAAATAAGGCGCACTAAGCCACAAATTTGACCATTTTGCACCCGTTACAAAGCGGTGTGAACCGACAATCTGCTGTTCAGCGGCTACCGCAGTACCGTTTATCCCACCAACGGTGAGAGGATTGTACACATAAAAGTCACCAGCGGTGGTGGAAGCAGCGCAAACATAGACGATTTGGCCGTATTTATACACCACACAGAAGTCATCGAAGCTATTTGTCAGCTTATCATCTGTGCGAAGCCATACAATCCCATGATATTGTGGTAGCCATTTGCGTTTTTTCAGCTCGTTGGCTATGTAGTTGGCGAGTGCTTCGGTGGATTTCGGGCCGATAACCCCATCCGCTTTAAGGTTTGCCCCGTTTTTGTTCAGTAGTTCTTGTAGCTTTATCATTTGGCTATGAATAATAATGATGATAAGATTGCGATATTTCGCCACGCATTTCGTTTCCTACGCATTTTATTGTTATCTGTGGCACATTGTACCAACTGCTCATTTTGAGTGGCTGTAATGTCCTCTAAATGCGTAATCGCACTATCCTGTAATTTTATGACCTGCTCTTGGCTGTAAATTACCACGCTGTCGTCACTGATAATCTCCCAACAAAGTTGATTTTCATCAATCAGGGCGGCAAGTTTTATCGTGTCTTTTTGAAGCTGGGTAATGGTCAGCGTATCGTGGACATATTTTGTCCTAATTTCACGGATGCGTTTAACTTTTTCAGGGCGGTTGATCAGCAGCGCAGCATACTCATTTTTGATGCTGTCAATTTCGGCTGTCAGCGAGTCAATTAGTCCTGTGTCTGCCTGTGGTTTTTGTTGTGTCGGGCAATGCCCAAAGACAAGCACAATGCCAAGTACACCACAAAGCACAAAAAGCCAATCATTTCGCTTCATCCTCTGCAAAGAAATTGGTCACGAACTTGCCGACCGCACCGCACACACCTGAAATCAGCATCAACTTTGGATGGTCAAGGTTTAACCCGGCAACGAACAAAGATGCAGCCGCAATGCTGTCACCCAAAACCCTGAAACGCTTGGGGGTTGGTTGGAAGTAGTTTTTAAGTTTCATCTTCCTTGACCCCTGTATGGTTTTGCGGACTTGTGTTTGTTCGCTGACTTCGTGTGTCTGCCCAACTTGCTTTTGCTTTTCGGTTGCCATTTTACTATCTCCTTACTTTTTGCCATACTTGAAAAACTTATAAATGCCGATGCAGGATAAAACAAGGGCAGCCGTGAATGATAGGAATTGAATTAACGGCAGCAGCTTTGCGGCAGCCCCAGCCAACCATAACAGCCAACTACCTACGATTGTTTCAGTTTCGTTTTTCATCAGGGAAAGGGCGGTGCAGGTTTAGGAACATACGGAATTAGCGGCAGGTTTTGCACCCACATAAAATCAGGGTTAAGGCATTGACTGATTTCTTCAATGGAAATCACCCACCTATCGTCATTGTCTTGAATGGGGTTGAAGTAGCTGTCATCCATGTACCATTGGCCGATGAGTAAATCTTTGTCAGTTTCAGTCAACAGCCCTACATATTGGCTGTAATTTTCGGGTGCTATTTCGGATAATTTATACATTGCGAGAAAGGGTTGTTTGGTATGCTTGTACTGCGGTGTAAAAATTAGCGGCTTCGGTGTCGGTTAGGCCTTCACCGATGGAAGCAAAGGCGAGTTGACGATTTGAAAATAACCCAGCTGTTCCGTTGTTACTTCTTGCACCGACAAAATAGTTTGTTGATACTTTTGTTACAGATGCGCTGTTAATTGTTTTGAATAAAGAATTGTTTACATAAAACTTATGCTGATTTGATAATATTCTTGAATTGACAAAAAAACCATCAGTTCTACTGGGTGCTGTAAAAATTGTCTGACTTGCATCTAAATTTGTATTTCTTATGGCAGATGATCCAGCTGAAGATACAATGGTGTGTGTGCCGGCAGTAGTATTATTCCATAGTCCAATATCACAAACATTGTTTGTGTTATTTGTTCTACTATAATGACTAATATGTATATTATTCAAAGTCATTATAGTGTTTTCGTTTAAGTTAGTATTTGCAAAAGCATTAGTTCCATTAGGCAATGCCCCTGTTGAACTGTGAGTCCATCCACCATTAAACACTAATCTAAATGCAGCATTGGTATCTTGTGGATCTTTTAAGTTCCATTTGTGGGTTGAACTTGTGCCACCAACAAAAGGATAGATGGCCTTCATTTTTGTCCAAATGGAATAACCTTTCAAGTCAGTTACCAACGTATTGATGGCTGACTGCTGTGTTGCATCAGTTATCCCAGCGGCTGTGATAAATGCCTGTGCATCGGCATCCGGTGGAATACTACCCGCTACAAATGACCGAACACCTATTCTAATCATACGTTGTAAGCTACGATGCTGCCAGTTGCAAGGGTTATGCTGCTGAAATAGTCACCTTCGGGCATTGAAATAAACGTGCCTTGCTTTAAGGTAACGCCAGTAAGGCCAAGCGATGTCATTACACTTGCTGCACCTTTGTCAAGGGCTTCGGTAAATGTGGCATCTGCGTTTACTACAAAACCCTGCCATCTGCCAGTGTTTGCGCCTGTTCCTGATAATACCTTGCAGCCAGTCATGCCAGCCATGAATTGTGTTGAAGTACTCATTTTATTCTATTGTTGGGAATGTTAAATTGTTATTTGGTGTGTCGCAGTAATCTCTCAAATTTGGACAATGATATTCGATAACGGCTGCAACTCCGCTAACGATGTCCGTTTGTGCGTCATAAAATGGTGTGATGCTGTCATTGATTACCCATGTTCCGGCTGTGTTGTTTCGGTAAACATAGCGAAGCATGCTGTAAATGTCAAGCATCACCGTGTGCATATCGCTGATGCGTTCTACCGCATCGGTAAAATCTTCTCTGTGCCTATCAGCAATGGCAACCGCAAAGCGATAAATCACTTTGTCAATGGTCACTTGCGAACCATCAGGAAAAATCCGCATTAACGGATAAAGCTGTTCACCGCTTGTATTGATATTCGGCTCAATATTTACGATGGTTGCCTTTATCTGCTTGTGGTTGTTTCCCGCAGTTTCCAGTGCTTCCAGTAGTTGGTTGATTGTTACCATTGAGATAGAGTTTCAGTTTGTTTTCGTTTTTCTGTCTTACTTTATTCATGAGAAAAATCCACGCAGGAATTTGTAATCATCATCTTCACCCAAATAAAACCCACCAAATAAGTACTGGTTCTGTGGATTGATCACGTCAAGTCCACTCGCAGGGTTTTGATATTCTGGGAACAATGTGTCGTTTTCGGCAAGGTACAGGCGCAATCTTTCAGCGTAGTATTCGGCCTTGTTTTGGTAACGCTGCTCAATCATGCGAAGCTGGTCAACATCCACCGCATTTGCATTTTCTGATCCACGACTTGCCGCTGACTTGTTCATCATTTTGTAGGTCAATGGAAGCATTGAGTCCAAAATCACATAGTGATACAGACAAGGTGCAACGTATTTATTGACCAATGTCAGGTAATTACCACCAAGCCCGGCACCGTTGATGTCATCACAAATCTTGTCATACAGGGTGCTACCCAAAATATCACGGATATAAACATCCTGTGCTGTGCGCATGGCTGTTTGAAGCAACTTGCTATCGACATTCTCATCGATAGGGGTGTTCTTTTTTACATCCTGCTCACTTACGAAATATGCGAAATTAGCCATTGTTTCTTCTCCTTACTATTCTTTGTTTCCATTCGTGTCTGCAATGCGGAATGTGCAAAGGTGGGTCAGTATTTGGCACGGTGTACCATCCACCCCTGCGAAGCCATACGCTATAACCTAAAATTGCAGACATTTGGTCGATTTCATCACGGGTGTAAAGTTTGCCCATGTCCACCATACGAAGGCAAAACTCACGGCTTTTCCCACCGGGCTGCAACGGCAACGCATCGGGGTCTAAATCGTACTTGTAACGCAGTTCCAACTTGGGCAGTTCGGTGTCTGCAATTTCACCCCGGCCAATGTCGGTGATTTTGATTGCATTGTTTGTCCAATTTATCTTACCGCTGTCCTGCAAAGTTTTCAAAATCTTGATGACTTCTTCTTCACCTATTTTAGTGGCAGTGGAAATGTCTTTCAATGTGGCTTTTTCATCGGAATTTACCACAGCCAGTACACGCTTTTCTTTTGTGGTCAGTTCAAATGTCAGTTTCACTTCCTCAAATTCGCTTTCATCAGCCCCAAATTTGGCAAAAACTGACAAGTCATTATCCGACCATTTGTGAAATTCGCAAGTGTGACCGTCAAACTTTTGCGCCTGTATAGTTGTATTTTGCAATCCGAGTGCTTCACGTGCTTCCTCACGGCTTACAATGCCAAATTGATACAATGCAACGTAATCAACTCCGAGAAAATCGCTGTCTTTGGTGGTTAACTCGATGCCGGGATAAACGCTTTCAAGTGTATGTTGTAGGCAAGTGTCAACTTTTACTTGACGCTTGTTAACGTATGACTTATGGAACAACTCATACGCCTCAATCATTTCATTGCGCTGACCAAGTGCGCCTTCGGTTGCGTAACCGAGCAGAATTTTCGGAAAGTTATGACCGATGAATATTTCATCCTGCACCGTTTCGTTCAGTTGCAGGAATTGTTTGTCCATGTCGCTGGGTTGCAAGTGTGCAATCTCCGCAGACTTTTCGTTCATCTCATTGAACTGAATAAGCACACCACCTGCATTGTCCGTGCCGGTTGTTTTCTGCTTGAACTTCCTCTCAAAGTTAAAGGCAATTTCCTCTGTCGGTTGACCTTTGAACAACTGCACCAGCGTTCCGTTGGCAAACCCGTTACGGATGTTGTTATTGTGGAAGTTTGCAATCTCAACATCAATTTCAATGTACTGCAAACAATGCTGATATGGGGGCAACGGATAAACACCCAACGAAGGTGCATATTCTCGGAAGTAGT